TGAAGAGGGACAGGAGCCCACCTTGCAGAACTTCCTCGGGTCTGGCCAGATCGAGCGAGATATCGATATCGCCCTGCTCTTGTGGAACACCGATTCAAACCCTCAACCCGGGGCGGATCGGTCCGTTTCGTGTCGAGTGGCTAAGAATCGCGGCGGCGAACGCTACAAGCGAATCAATCTCATCTTCAACCCGGCCCGGAACCAGTTCACGGAATCCAACAAGGCCACAAAGTCTTTTCATGAATACGACCCCAACCAGTCCCTACCCATTGGAGGATGAAATGAGCATGAAGATCAAACCCGAAGACCTGGAGCAGGGATGCGTGTATCTCGGCACGGGCGGCCCCAACCGGGAAATCGTCAGGATCGACCGGCGAAACCACCTGCTCTACTACCGCAAATCCGGCTCGCTCGAGCTCCACGAGCTGGGCATCCCCAAGTTCATCGAGTGGGCGATCATGGATATCACCGAGAAGATGGGGAAGGAAGGGATGCTACGACGAGGTAGCAAGGCTCAGGATGAGCGGAAGGCATCATGAACCTGTCAATGGATAGCCAATCTAAACAAAATGCCTATAGCAACGCATATGTGCAAAAAGTAGTCATAGGCAACGCCACGCTTTATCTTGGGGATTGCCTGGACATTCTGCCTACGATCCCAAAGGTTGATGCCATTGTCACCGATCCCCCTTACGGTCTTGGTAAAAGGATTAGGGGGGGAACCTGGGGCACACCAGATAAATATTCTGATATGTGGGAATGGGACGTTGCGCCACTGGACGAAACAATTCTGGGGATCGCGGCGATGGGACCAAGTATAATCTGGGGGGGGCATTATTTCGCGCTGCCACCTTCCCGCTGCTGGCTAATTTGGGACAAACAGAACGCTGTCCATACGGTTGCGGATTGCGAAATGGCCTGGACTAATTTCGACCGACCGACAAAAAGGTGGTCGGGGCCTGTTGGAGTCCATAAGACCGGACACCCAACCGAGAAACCACTTCCGCTTATGGAGTGGTGTTTGGGCTTCCTCCCAAATTCCAAACTAATCCTTGACCCATTCATGGGAAGTGGGACCACTGGGGAAGCAGCTATTAATTCTGGTCGGCATTTTATTGGAATAGAACGTGAACCCAAATACTTTGAAATTGCCTGCAAGCGCATCAGATTTGCTTCGGAAAATCAAAAGCAAAGACTTTTTGAGGCAGACCCTTTGCGACTAGAGACTCCAGACCTTGGACTGGAGGCAGTATGAGCCAGAGAGGGGTTCACTTCATCCTCCGGGCGGCTCCTAGCCCATCCCGCGCGAATTGTGTGAAGGCGATCTGGTCAGCACTGAATGATTGGGTCGTAACCATCAAGCCGCCAACCAGGTCGAACGTCCAGAACGCCAAGATGCACGTGGTCCTTGGCCAACTGGTCAAAGCTAACGCGAAATACTGCGGACAGCGCATGGACGTTGAGGACTGGAAGGACGTTCTGGGAGCTGCTGTGATGGCGTCTCAGCGCGGGGAACTGCGCATCGTCCCTGGCATGGACGGAGGGGTTGTAATTCTCGGGTGCCACACCAGCGACATGACCTCCAAGGAAATGAGCGAGGTAATCGAGCGGGCCTACTGCATCGGCACCCAGAACGACCCGCCAGTGCGGTTTGTGGAGGACGTTGAGCCGACTGGACGATAAAATCACGGGCTGAAAAATATTTCCGCCAGTATGGAATCGAGCCTCCGGTGGAGCCGGGGCCAAAAGCGTCACAAAGCTACACAAACGACTAGATCCAGCCTATACTTTAGGCATGAGCTTCATGGCGAAACTGGAATTCTGGAGGCGGCATTGAGCCTGAGCAAACAGAAATACATGGACGGATGCCAGGTCATGGGGGATTTCCTCCAGGACGTTTACACTGCGGCCGGCGCGGTTATTCCGGTGAAGTTCGACCCGCACAAGGAAGCCGAGACGATCATCGGACTCCTGCGGGCGCAAGGAAAGAACGAGAAAACCTCGCTGGTCGATCTGAACGGGCAGGCGCTGTAATGGCTGGTCGCCCCTCAAAGCTGACGGATCGCCAATGGGGCGAGATAGGTCGGCGCCTTGCCAATGGGGAATCAGCCGCTGATCTCTCCAGGGAGTTTAAGATCGGCAAGGCCCGCATTTCGGAACGGTTCAGCGGAAAGGCTGAAAATATCAAAGCGTTGGCCACACAATTGGTTAACGTAGAAGCGGCAATAGAACGACTTCCCGTTTCGGAACAGAGTTCCGTAATGGCCTTCGCGGACAACCTGAAACACATCGCGCAGTCCGCATCTGCTGGTGGTAGGTCAGGGATGAAAGGCGCGGCTTCGCTCATGGCCCGCTTTGAGCGCCAGGTTGCCAACCTGCCCGCAGACGCAGACATGGACGATCTGCGCCCCATCGCAGCCCTGGCCGAGACTGCACAGAAGGGGGCGAGCTTGGGATTGGCGCTGATGAATGCGAACAAGGCGGCCGTCGAATCCCAGAATGAGCCGACTGAGGCCAAGAAAATCACGTTCGAGATCATCAGGCCACCGTCAATTCATACCAAAACGGGCCAAAGTCTCCCGGATTCCCACTCGGATACCCAATCACCCATTAAGGGGCAATAGTTTGTCCAATTTCCAAATCCCCGAAGCCCTGACGTTCATCCTCCCTGGCGAGAATGACGAGGTTCGGACGTTCGGGGCCTTCGGAGGACGCGGATCTGCCAAATCATGGTCGTTCGCTCGAGCAATTCTGGGCCGTTGTTGTCTGCGCCCCACTCGCTGGCTCTGTGCCCGTGAGTTTCAGAGTTCCATCCGTGAGTCTGTCCATCAACTGCTTTGCTCCCAGATCGAGATGCTGGGCCTGGGAAGTGACTTTGACATCCAGCGTGATCAGATCCTTGGTCCCAACGGTTCGGTTATTTCCTACGTTGGCTTGCACGACAAGAGCCTGGACAACCTGAAATCCTACGAAGGATATAACGGTTGCTGGGTCGAAGAAGCGCAGAGCATGACCAAGCGCAGCCTCCAATACCTCAAGCCGACCATCCGCAAGGCCGGCTCGCAGATTTGGTATTCGTTCAATCCTGAGGACGAAGACGACCCGATCTATCAGGAACTCGTCATCCACACCCCGAAGAACGCCATCGTGGCCAAGGTATCCTGGTTCGACAACCCATGGTTCAACGATGTCCTGCGCCAGGAGATGCAGGCCGACTATGAGCGCGACGTTGAAGCTGCGGACTGGATCTGGGGCGGGAATTGCCGGCGCATCTCCGACAAACAGGTACTGCGCGGCAAGATTGAGGTTCGCCCGTTTGAGCCCGGCCCGAACTGGGATGGCCCTTACCATGGCCTGGACTTTGGCTATGGGCAGGATCCGCTCCATGGCGTGAAGTGCTGGACCTGGGAAGGATGCCTTTACATCGCGAATGAAGCCTACGGCGAGAAGTGCGAGATCGAGGATCACCCGGCCACGCTGGACCTGATCCCCGGCATCCGCGAGCATGTGCTGCGCTGCGACAATGCCCGACCTGAAATGGTGAGCTACCTTCGCCGAAACGGATTCCCTCGCGCTGTCTCCTGCCAGAAATGGGCCGGTTGTGTGGAGGACCGCGTCTCGTTCCTGCGCTCGTTCCACCGGATCATCATTGCGCCCACGTGTCCCGAGATCATCAAGCAGGGCAAACTCTGGTCCTGGAAGACCAATAAGGGCGAGGACATTCTGAATGTGCTCCAGCCCGGATGGGACCATGGCTGGGATGCTGTGGGCTACGCCCTGGAGCCTTTGATCCTGGGCAAGAAACGAATCGTGACGCCGCCCAAACCAAGCCAGGGGCGTGTGTTGGACCACAACAACGGGTTTGGATGGATGGGGTGACATGTTCCCGCGCCCCGTTCGCCTCCCGATCAAGCACACCAACAAGGTGGAGATGTGCCAGCGCTGCGCACAGATGCCCCTCGAGGCGTGGGAACGCGCTACCTGTGCCGAGAATCTGCTCGAATACTGGGTTGGCCTCTGTGGCACGTGCCACGGTGAATTGGCCGGCCAAACGATCTGGATTGTTGACAGCCCAAAAGGTTGGAAGATCAAGGAGAATAACTGATGTGCTGGCGCTGCCACCTCCCCGAACTGCCTGATGTTGCCGTGGCTTGGCGCAAAGAGGCGAAGCTTGAATCCGGCCAAATCGTCGGTTACATTCAGCCGCCGTCCTTCACACCGCCGATCCTGGACCCGAACGACCCGGAAGGATATGTTGACGCATCAGGCGTCTGGGAGATCGTTTATGGCTACGAGGGAGGCCCATACCGAAGGTTCGTGCGGCCATGCCGATGGAACATGGCCCCGGGCGACGTGAAGGCGATGGACGAAGCTGTGAGGGCTGCGCGTGGCTAAGGACTGGATCGACCCCAGCGAAGCGGCAAAGATGATCCACCAGATGAGCGTGGGCTATTTCCGTGAGCATTTCGTGAACCCGGACACGCGGACCTGCACCGACCTAGTTGTGCAACGTTTCCATGGCCCCAAGGGAACACCGCGTTATAAAATCCTAACCATCAGCGTTATCCGCTATTTGCAGGCGCATACAATCATAGTGGGAGGCAATAATCAAGAGTCATAAACGTAGGCAAGTTGTGGTCTGATAACGCATACAGGCAACATTGCCACTATATTTTTAAATCGCATGATTGAATCCGAGGATAGTCCTCAAAGGATTCAACCATGGCCCTCCAGCTTCAGGTTATCGCCCCTGTCCATCTCCAGGCTGCGGGCTCCACCATCTCTCTCCCATTCTCCGGGACCGTCACCGTCAACTCCCCGGTGAGCGGCAACGGCGCCGGCACCTTCAATATTGACCCCCGGGACATCTCGGCCGCGACCGCCCTGGGCTGCTGGTGGCCCGTGAATACCGCTCTCCAGGTCCCGGCGACCAATGAGCCCGTTTCGCTGGAGCCGTCCGGCGTTATCGCTGGCGTCATCGGCACCCAGACCGTTTGCGCCAACCTGTTCGGCGCGAACATGAACGTGACGACCGACCAGCAGTTCAACTGGGGCGGACTGAATGGCAACCCTGTGGGCGGCCAGTTCCTCGTCACCGGCCAGCTCGCCTGGAATCCCAGCATCTCGCTCACCACCGCTGCGGGCGGGTCCTACAACACCACCGGCAAGTCGGGCGTGCTGATCGCCGCCGCCACCACCTATTCATCCCTGACCGTCGCCACCTCGGCCCAGCTCACCGCCGCCGCCGCGACCTCCGTCTTCACCTACGCCCAGACGATGCCCTACTTCAGCCTCACCTCCGCCCAGGGCGCCGCCGCCACCGCAAACATCGCTCTGCTCGGAATCTGCTTGGCCTAACCGGTCCTCTGACCTGGAGGACTCATAATGCCAATCCAACTCGCACTGCCGCCCAACCTGATCACGGACAACATGCTCCCCACGCTGCCCGTGGGGTTACTCAAGGCCATCCAGCGCAATGTGGTGACGCCCGTGCTGCTGACGGGGCGCAACCCTGCGGCTGGCACCACCCTGGCCGATCTCTGGGGGTTCCCGGCGACCACGGCCGGCGCCACCCAGTATGTCCGGGCCAACCCGACTGCTGGCTATACCCTGGTGGTCTGCTCGGACAGCACGGCGGACGCATCGGCCGGGACCGGAGCTCAGCAGGTGGCCATCAGCTACCTGGACACGTCCTATCAGCCCCACACCGCCGTCTTTGCCCTCAACGGCCAGACGATGGTTTCCGCTGCGGCCCAGCTGGACGGAGTGACCGGACCTTTCACGATCACCAACTGCCTGCGGAACAACGGGGCCGAAGTGGTCGCCGTTGGGTCCGGTGGCTCCGCTGCTGGAAACATCTACATCGGCGCAACCCAGACCTTCACGCTTGGCGTCCCGCAGTCTCCGGCTCTGATCTATGACTGCATCCTGGCCGGCGACAACAACGACAGCACCGCTAATTTCACCATTCCGGCCGGCTTCTTCGGGATGATCTTCCAGCTTCTTCCGGCCATCAACGATGTCACCGCGACGGCCAAGTTTGGGAAGATCCGCCTGACCACCACGACCGGGGCCAACGGGATCGCCCTGAAATTCGATGTGGGAGGCGTCAGCTCCAACAACAACCCCGACACCATCAGCCTCGGGTTGCTGCCGATCATCCAGCCGCAGAGCGATATCGACATCCAGGCCATCACTTCCGCGACGACCGAAGTTGGCTGCGCCAACATGCTGGTTCTCTGGCCCTCCATCACGACCTATTAGGGGTGCCGATGTCCGAACATTTCACCCTCGATGACCTGACGCGGAGCCAAACGGCCTCGCGGAAGGGCATTGATAACACGCCTCCCCAACAGGCTATCGACAGCCTCAACCTGCTTTGCAGCACGCTTCTGGAACCAGCACGGGCACTCCTTGGAGTGCCTATTTCCGTTGACTCGGGGTTCCGGTCTGAGGCTTTGAATGAAGCGGTTGGGGGGGCGAAGTCCTCCGCGCACCTAGACGGGCGAGCTGCTGACCTGGTTCCGCAGGGCGTGGTATTGCAAGCCGCATTCGACCTGCTGCGCAAGTCCAGCCTGCCCTATGACCAAGTTATCTTCGAATGCAGGGCCTGGATTCACCTGGCCATTGCCCGCCCCGGCGAAACCCCCCGGCGCATGGCCCTCACCGCTGCCGGTGGCCCTGGCCATTGGTCCTACCAGGAGGTGCAGCCATGAAGCTGCTCAAGCGTTTCTGGGTCGAAGCCGTCCTGGCGCTGATGGTGCTGTCCCTGTTCGCCCTGGCATTCGGCTGTGCCTCCCCGAAGCTGCGGGTTGAGAACACGTCCCTGAAAGTCGAGCTGGCCTACCTCAAGGGGTTCTTGGCCGGCGTTAGCGCTGCTTCCGGCCCGGTTGACGCAGCTCCGCACTCGCGGACCAGTCTGATGGTGCAGAGATGAGGGACGAATGGACCCCGATGATCCCTACGACGAGGACCCGTATGGCGTCCCATTACCGGAGGACCCACGATGGGAATTGACATTACTGGCATCGGCTCTATCGCTGATCTGGCATCCAGTGTAATCGGCAAAATCTGGCCCGACAAAACCCAGGCCGAAAAGGACCAGATGGCTCAGGCCATGGTCATCATCCAGGGCCAGATCGCCGCTCAGCAGTCCCAGATCGACACCAATAAGGTGGAGGCCGCGAGCACCAACCTGTTCGTGTCCGGCTGGCGTCCCTTCGTGGGCTGGGTCTGTGGTTCCGCCTGCGCATGGAACTGGGTGGGCCTGCCCTTGGCGAACTTCATCACCGCCATCCTTCACCGCCCCCTAGCCATGGCGCCAGCCGACCTGACCCAGATGCTTCCCCTCCTGCTCGGGATGCTCGGCATGGGCGCAATCCGAATGACCGAAAAACTCAATGGAGTGGCCGCAAAATGAGCAGCATTTTCCAATACCTCATCGGGATCCTGATCGGCCTCGGCATCGCCGGCATCTGGTGGCTCATCGCCGACCGGAAGGCGATTCGGGCCGAACTCTCCGCACTGAAAGCCAAGGCCGAGGCTGACATCAAGGCGGCCCAGGCTGTGCCCAAGGTCGCCGAAGCGGACGTAAAGGCCATCTTCGCCCAGTTCGCCGCAGACGTGAAGGCCGAAGCCGCGAAGACCGCCGCGACCGTGACCATCACCCCTTCCACGGCGGTTTAACCATGACCCTGGCCAACTGGATTTCCATCGTCCTCGCCCTATCCGCTGCGGTGGGCGTCATCCTGCGCGGTCAGCATTCGCTAATCACCAAGCTCCTGTCGGAAAAGTGGGAGGCCCAGGACCAGCGCTTGACGAAGGTCGAAGACAAGACGGGCACCCACACCGAGGAAATCTACAGCCTCAAAAACCGCGTTTCCCTGGTGGAAAGCGCGTGTTCAATTCGCCACCCCCATAAGGCTCTTTGATGGCCAAGCGCAAGCCGAAGGAAGACCCGGATCTGGCCCTCATCGAGAGGGTCCGGAAGCGTCTGGCCCAGGTCCAGGACGCGGAGGATGAACTGCGGTCCCAGCGCACCGAGGACTTGAAATTCATGGTGGGCGAGCAGTGGCCGAACGAGATCAAGCTTGCGCGGCAGGCCGATCAGCGGCCTTGCATGACCATCAATCGTCTGCCCGCCATCATCAACCTCGTCACGAACGATCAGCGCCAGAACCGGCCAGAGGTCTCCGTTGACCCTGTTGCTGAGGGGGCCACACAGGAGACGGCCGAGGTTTACCAGGGCCTCATCCGGCACATTGCCTATGACTCCCGCGAGGACACCGCGCTGGACACCGCGCACGACTACCAGGTGGCCTGTGGTGACGGGTTCTTCAAGGTGGTCACCGAATACGAGTCCGACGACAGCTTCGACCAGGTCATCAAGGTCAAGTCGGTCACCAACCCGGACTCTGTGTTCCTCGACCCGGCCGGCATCGAGCCTGATGGCTCCGATTGCGACTGGGGCATGGTTGTCGAAGACTTCACTAAGGAAGATTTCGAGCAGAAGTGGCCCAATGCCCAGGTTTCGCAGGGGATCGGCTCGCTGACTGAATATCTCATGAAGGCGCCGGACTGGTTCAAGGGTGCAAACATCCGTGTCGCCGATTACTTCGAGAAGGAATGGAAAGAGAAGACCCTCTACCTCTTGGCCAACGGCGATACGGCCTTTGAGGATGAACTGCCGGCAAAGAAGCCAAAATTCAAGCTCGACAAGGACGGCAACCCGACGAAGCGCAAGGTCCAGGTTCCTACGATCTACTGGTATAAGATTAACGGTATCGAGGTTCTGGAGCGCACCGAATGGGCCGGCCAGTGGATTCCCATTATCCCTGTCCGCGGCCAAGAGTGCATCGTTGACGGCCAGCGCCATCGCTGGGGCCTGATCCGGTTCCTGCGTGACATCCAGCGCCGCTACAACTACCTCCGTAGCCAGGAGGCGGAAATAATCGCCCTGGCGCCCAAGGCCCCCTATGTAGTGGCCGAAGGCCAGCTCGACAACTACCAGGCCGACTGGGAGTCCGCGAACACCCGCAATCACGCCTTCCTGACCTACAACCCCGTGTCGAACGAGGGCTCGCCGCTTCCCGCTCCCCAGCGTCAGGCGTTCACCGCCGAAACGGGGGCCGTGCTCCAGAGCGTCCAGCAGGCGTCGGACGAATTCAAGGAAGTCAGCGGCATCTATCAGGACGAGCTTGGCTCTGGCGGCGACCAGAAGTCCGGCAAGGCCATCCTGGCCCGGCAGACCCAGAGCCAGAGCGCGAACTTCCATCTGGTGGACAACCTCCACAAGTCGCTTCGCCACCTCGGGCGGATCCTGGTTGACCTGATCCCCAAAATTTACGACACGCCCCGCACCGTGCGGATCCTCCATGAAGATGGCGAATCCGAGATGATCGGAATTAACCAAATCTTCACCAAAGAGAACGGCGACAAGGTCCACCACAAAATGGATCAGGGCCGCTATGACGTGATCGTGCATTCCGGGCCGTCCTACTCCAGCAAGCGCCAGGAATCCGCCACGTGGCTCCAGGAAGTGCTTCGCGGCAATCCCCAGCTCATGCAGTTGGTGGGGGACATCATGTTCCGCAATCTGGACCTTCCTGGCGCCCAGGAAGTTGCCGACCGGCTGAAGAAGATGCTTCCGCCCCAACTCCAGGACAACCAGGGCAAGCCGGACCCCCAGCAGCTTCAGGCCCAGATCGCACAGTCCGGGCAGGTGATTCATCACCTCATGGACGTGGCCGACGCCCTGAAGCAAAAGATCGAATCCAAACAGACCGAAACGGACGCCCGAATCCAGATGACGGCCATGCAGGAAGAGACGAAGCGTCTCATCGCCTTGTTGACCATCGGCAGCAAATCTGCGGCCCTGGAACTCCAGCACACCATCGGCACCCTCGAATCGCAGGCCGACCGTGACCATGACGTGGCCATGGCCAACCTGCAAGCAAGTCAGGCCCAGCAGCAACAGCAGCAGGGTCAGAACGGCACGGCACCGTCTGCCGGGGGCACTATGCCCGCGCAACCGCTCGACGGCTCACAGGGGCCTAATCCTGGAGGTATGCAGTGAACGACGAACCCACTACCGCTCCGGCAGAAACGCCGGTCCCTGCCACTGAGCCGGTCGCTCAGGTTGAAGAGCCAAAGCTTCTCACTCAAGCCGAGGTTGACCAGGCCATCGAAAAGCGACTGGCCCGGGAACGCAAGAAGTTCGACCGCGAGCTCCAGCAGCGCGACGACGAAAACAGGGCGCTTCGCCAGACCCCGCCTGTCCCCGTGGTGCAGGAAAACGCTCCGGACCCCAACGACCCCAAGTTCCAGAACCCGGCAGACTACTACGCCGCGCTCGCGGAGCACAAGGCGAAGGTGGCCGTCAAGGAAGCCCTGCGGCTGGAAAACGACAGGCGCAGTCAGGAAGACCAGGCCCGCAGGAGCCAGACGGCCAGTGCCGCATGGTCCGAGCGGGAACGCACTGCCATGAAGGACATCGAGGATTACGAGGAAGTCGCGGACTCCGCGATGCTCCAGCGTAATCGTGCGATCACCCCGGCCATGGCAAAGGCCATCTCGGAGTCGGAATTCGGCCCCCAGATGCTCTACCACCTGTGCAAAAACCTCGAAGAAGCGAAAGACTTGGCGGCCATGTCGCCAGAGAAGGCGCTGCTCAAACTCGGCAAGATCGAAGCCCAATTCGAAAAACCCGCAACGCGGCCCACCACCTCCGCGCCCCCGCCGCTCCAGCCTGTTCGGGGCAATGCGCCGGCCGGTTCTGGTGACCCCTCGAAAATGACCGATGCCCAGTATCTCGCTTGGCGGAAGGCGCAGTACCAGGCCAGCCCTGCGAGGGGACGCCGCTAAACCATTCGCCGGTTGAAATCCGGCCCGGAGAAACACAATGGCGAACATCGTTATCACCCACCAGATGATTGCCCGCGAGGCGGCCGGGATGCTCGAAGAGCAGCTGCCGTTTTTGAAGGGCTTGAACCGCAGCCGCGAAAAGGCCATCGGCCGGGACGTTGACGGCTACAGCGAAGGCGCGACGGTCAAGATCAAGATCCCCCCTGCGAGCGCGATCTACAACGGCGCGATTTTCGCTGGTGGTGGCAGTGCTCCTGACCAGAAGGAAACCTTCGCCAGCCTGACCGTCAACTCCCGCAAGCACGTGGCCCTGATGTTCTCGGCCGCTGAACGAGCCCTGGAACTGACCGATTTCAAGGAAAGGTTCCTGCGCCCCGCCATCAGCACCCTGGCTTCCGGCGTCCATGCCGATCTGCTCAACCAGGCGCTCTGGTGGACCCCTCAGGTCGTCGGCACCGCTGGAGCCGTCCCCTCGTCCAGCGTGACCTATTCCGCCGGCCGCGTGTGGCTGGAAAAGATGCTGGCCCCCGAGGAACCCCGCATGGCGATCTGGTCGTCTGACGCCCAGTCCGCCCTGATCGACGCCAGCAAGGTGCTGTTCAATCCCTCGCGGCTCCTGGCCGAAAGCTACCTCAAGGGCAGCTGCGGCGAGTTCATGGGCTTCGAGTTCTTCGAATCCCAGGCGACCCCCTACCTGACCAACGGCACCCAGACCCTGACCGGCCTGACCGTTTCCACCACTGCCGGCCAGTCGGGTTCCGTGCTGTACATCGCTGGTGCCACCATCGGCAACACCATCGCTGCTGGTGCCATTTTCACTATCGCCAACGTTTACGCCGTCCACCCGCTGCTGGGCTTCGCCTACGGCACCACCCTGCGCCAGTTCGTGGTGACCGCGCCCGTCACTGTCACCAGCACCACCCAGCAGCCGATCCCAGTCTACCCGCCGATCACCACCGCCGCCCCCGACATTCCGTTCTGCTCGGCCCTGCCCGCCGCTTCCGCCGCCCTGACCTTCTGGGGCTCCGCGAACACCGCCTACCGGCAGAACCTGCTGTTCCAGCGCGATGCCTACGCTGCGGCATTCGTGCCCCTGCCTGTCATCGCCGGATGCGAGGGCTATACCTTCGACTCCGACGAAATGGCGGTCCGCGTCATGACCGGCGGCAACATCCTGAACGACACCGAAGTGACCCGCATCGACGTGCTGTATGGCCTCGTCGGCGTCCGGGGCTACCACGCCTGCCGCGTGTCGGAGTAGACAATGGCTGACTACCCCAAGATGATCTACAAGGATTTCGCGGCCAACCCCGGGGAATACCTGATCGTCCAGAACGCGTCCGAGGAAACCCGGGCGCGGAAAAAGGGGTGGCGGAACTGGGATGAAGGGGCCGTAGTCGTGGCCCCCACCCCGGCTCCTGACCCTGTGGCGGAAGTTTCTTTCACCCCTGCCGACCCGGCTGCACCAGAACCCGCCGCCGAACCCCCCGTGGGAGCGTAAATGAAAACCAAAATGGGTCCGCCCAATCCCGGAAAAATCAAGCCGGGGAAGATCCCCCAGGCTGCGGCCAAGGATAAGGCCGTGCCTCGTCCGAAGTCCCTTGGGATTTCGGCCCCAGCCTTGGCCGGTACCGTAGGGGATGGTTCGACTATCCGCATCGAGAAGATCGAAAACGGGTATCTCCTCCATCACTCGAATGAGGGTCCGAAGGGGGATTACCAGCGAAAAACGGTCTTCCACCCCTCCAAGCCAAGTATCAATGTGGCGACCCCGAAACTCCCCAAGAAAAGGACGTGACCGATGCCCGCAAAGTCCAAGGCCCAACTCCGATGGGTGAACAGTCCCGCTGGTCATAAAGCCTTGGGCAATGCGGGCGTAAAGGAATGGGATTCAGCATCAAAAGGGCTCAAGTTGCCCGAAAAGGCGAAAACCGTGAAGAAACAGAAGGAAATCGGAATTCCGAAGGGCGCACCCGCTTCTGTGAAGCGCAAGGATGATGCCTATGACAAGAAACACGCCCTCAAGGAAGGCTCTAAGGCCGACCTAAAGGCTGATCGGAAGCTCATGAAGGCTTCCAAGAAAGGGAAGAAGTGATGGCCAAGAAGACCTACACCCAGGGCTACTCCGGCAAGAAGATCGACATGGAAGATGACGAGATCCCGGGCGTTCCGATGCTCGGCAAACCCGGCATTCACCACGATCCCGAGCTGGCCAAGCGCGACACGGGCCGCATCGCCAAGGCGGTCGCCGGCCCGCACCAGCACCACTCGTCCAAGAATTACAAGGGCTAGCCATGCGCGATGAGACCTGGGCCAAAAAGCGGAAAGAGCAATACGCCGAAACCAGGAAACCCGTTGCTCCGCTGGGGACGAACCCCAGAAGCACGCCCCCGGCGGTTGTCAAGGCCACTCCCAAGAAAGGCAAGTGAAGTATGAAAGTCCTGGACCTGATTGACCGAGCGTATCGCATCATCGGCGTGTTGGCCGAAGGCGAGACGCCCACCCCTCAGCAGGCCCAGGACGCTTTCAACGTCATCAACGTGATGTTGGACGAGTGGAACACCCAGGAAGGTATGAGCGTTTCCAACGTCATGGTTTCGACCCTAATCCAGCCTCCCAGCACGGTCCCCACTGAGGGGTTCAGTGTGACGATTGGGCCGGCCGGAACCATCGTGGTCCCCACCCGCCCGGTTGGCATTGCCGTGGCGACCCTCACCATGCCGTCCACGGCAAGTGCGGGAACCATCGATTACCCACTCCAGATCCTCTCCGTTGAGGAATGGAATTCTATCACCCTGAAGCAGACCCAGACCAACATTCCCCGTGGAATTTACTTCGACCAGCAGTTCCCCACCGGGAACATCTCTTTCTGGCCTTGCCCATCGGTCAATGTAACCCTGAACCTGACCTACTGGAGCCAGGCAGCGGCTTTCGCAACCATCAACGATGTGGTCAACCTCCCGCCCGGGTGGATGAAGGCGATCATCTACAACCTGGCAGTGGAGTTGTCCCACGAATTCCCTGGATGCCCAATCGGCCAGACGGTCCTTTCGACTGCCCTGGGCGCTCGTGCTGCCATTAAGCGGTCGAATCACCGCGTGCATTACCTCGGGTGTGACGCCGCGATCCTGGGACAGCCCCCCATCGGCTATTCCCTGGCCGACTTCCTGGCGGGGAGGTAGACATGGGCCTAACCCGCATCCCAGGGTTCATTTCGGGCAGCTACACCCTTCGCCAGTGGCAGGCCGAATGCCAGCGCTGTCTGAACCTGTATCCCGAAATGGACGAGATGGGGACCGCCGCGAACCAGGAGAAGGGGATCCTGACTTCGACTCCCGGCCTGACATTGCTCGGGACCATCGGCACCGGGCCGATTCGTGGCCTGTGGGCTGGATCAGATGGTAATTGCTATTGCGTCAGCGGGAACGGCCTTTATTCGGTTTCCAAAACCTGGAGTGGGACGCTCTTGGGGACCTTGGGGACCACATCAGGACGGGTCCAGATAGCCGATAATGGGGCACAACTCTGCGTTGTGGATAGGCAAGGGTATGTTTGGACTTTCGCCCCCGCTGCCAACACCACCCAGTTTTTGCTATTGGCAGACGTATCTGGCTGGCAGGGGTCCAATGTGGTGGCCTATCTGGACCAGTGGGGCATCTTTGCCGTCCCGGGAACGGCCGAATTCTATACTTCGAATCAGCTTGACTTCACGACATACAATGGGACCAGTGTAGAAACCAGCCCGAACTATGCCTACAAGGCTGGGTTCTCGGATCCCATCGTTTCGATCATGGCGGACCATTCCAACGTCTGGATTTTCGGCAGCCAAACGACTGAAGTTTGGTATGACGCCCAGTCGGCACCCCCGGGGATCGTGCTGTCCCGGATCCCCGGCAGCATCCTGGAAGTCGGGTGCTGCTCTCCGAACAGCCCGCAGCAGGTTATGAATCAGATGTTCTGGCTGGGCGATGGGCGCCATGGACCCGGCGTCGTATGGATGGCCCAAGGCTATGCGGCACCACCGGTTCGGGTGAGCACGCATGCGGTCGAAGAAGAACTGCTGTCCTATGGCTACGCCAACCTCCAACAGGCCACGTCCTGGAGCTATGAGCAGGACGGGCACGGCTTCTACTGCCTAAATATCCCTGGCGCTCCCGTAACCTGGTGCTATGACGTTACGTCCCGACTCTGGCATGAGCGGGCGGCCCTTGTGAACGGCCAGGACTCCAGGCATATTGCCGACTGCCACGCATGGTGGAACGGAACCCATGTGGTGGGTGACTACCAGACGGGCAACCTCTATTCCCTGGACCAGGACAACAACACGGACAACGGGTCCCCCAAGCGCTGGATGCGGCGAACCCCGCACATGGCGGATAACAATCTGACGCTCTATTTCAGCCGCGTCCAACTGGAGATGGAAGTTGGCATCGGCCTTGACGGGTCCGGACAGGGAATCAATCCCCAGGTCATGATGCGCTATAGCAATGACGCCGGCATGACGTGGAGCGCGGAGCGTTGGGCCTCATCCGGCGCAATTGGCGGTTATCTGACCCGGTGCAAGTGGGATCGCTGCGGCAAGAGCCGGAATCGCGTCTGGGAATTCAGCGGGACCGACCCCGTGTCCTGGACGCTGTTTGGGGCAGAGATGCAGACCACACAGGGGTTAGCATGACGTCTATCCCGCCTGTCCCTCTCGGCCCAATAGTGGATCCCAAAACAGGGATCATGAATCAGGCGTTCTCCCAATGGCTGGTCCAGAGTATACGCCCAGCTGTAGCAAATTCCCTATCGACTTTCACGTTGACGGGTGACGTTACTGGCTCGGGAGGGTCCAGCTTTGCGACGACGATCTCTGCTGGAGCTGTGACCTTGGGGAAGATGGCAGCACTGCCCCTAACCTCCCTGATCGGGAATAGCTCGGGGTCCGCCGCCACCCCCCAGGCCCTTACTCCAGTCCAGGTCACGGCCATGCTCAATGCCTTCACCCCAACGGCACAGGGACTTGTCAGAGCTTCAGGAGGTGGCACCCTGAACTTTGCCCGTGCCGATGGCGTCTGGGCCGTCCCTCCCGCAGCGGGGCCGGCTGGCGGGGATCTGGTGGGGACCTTCCCGAGCCCGACCGTGGCAGGGCTGCTTGGGTCACCCCTCCCGTCGCTGTCCGTGGGCAACCTCTTCTACAACGGAACCAGCTGGGTAATGTCCACCCCGCTAACCGAGACGGATGGCACCTGGACGCCCACGGTGACGGGCCTGACCATCGTCGGCACGCCGACCTACACCGCGAAATTCAAGCAAATCGGTAACGTGGTGTTCTTCTCTCTCCACATCCAGTCCACCATCAGCACGGCCGCGACCGTGGGCAGCACCACTTTCAGCCTGCCATCGACGCCGGCCGCCGTCACCGTTGTGTACGTGGCAAACAACGTGGTCAGCACGCAGTATGCGAATGGGTTGTGCATTACCAACGGGCTGCTTTACGCGCCGACATGGAGCGCCTCCTCCGACATCGTCATCAGCGGTTTCTATTTCACCACTTGAGAGTGCCCATGATCACGCATCACGTAAGCCAGCATGGATTTGGGGTCGCGGAGGTTCCGGCCGGAAAGATCCGTGCGGCCATTTTCCAGGCCGAAAGGATTATCGCCAGCGTCCCGCCCGGGACCCAGGCTGTGGACTGTTCGCCGACCAAACACCTGTTCGTGCATGGGGTCTATGCCCGCGAAGTTTTCCTCCCGGCTGGGTCCTGGAACACCGGGAAACTCCATACCCATGAGGACCTGTTGATCATCGCCAAGGGCCGCGTGACCTTCTACACCGAAAACGGAGCCACGACCCTGGAGGGACCCTGCATGACCACTGTCAAGGCCATGACAAAGCCGCTTGTCCATGCCCATGAGGATACCTGGATGTATTCCGCCCATGTGAACCCGAATGGGCACACGGACCCGGATGCCATGGAGCGGGAATTAATTGTTCCCTGTGAGATTGGAGAGGTGCCCAAATGTCTTTCGTAACGGCTGCACTTATCGACGGGGGCGCCGCACTATTGGGCGGGGTCCTTTCCAGCAATGCCGCCAGCAATGCTGCAGGTGATCAGCTATCAGCCGCGAATAATGCGGATCAGCTTCAGTGGAACATGTATCAGCAGACCCGGACT